GTCGGGCCGGTTCCCCGGCCTGAAGACCGTCAGACCACATGAAACGACCGTCTGCGTCCTTCATCTTGCGCACCGCACCCGCGGTTTTGGAGTTCATGATGAACGTGCCATTGGCGCGGTAATCGGCCCCAAGCGCATAGACCAGATTGACGATACAATCGGCCGCGTTCGTCGCCGCAAAATCTGCCGCGGCACCCGTCGGAACATATCCAAGGCTTCCCCAGGCCCAGCTTGCGTTTGCCACCTTGGGCGGCAGCAGAATGCCCTTCGGCTTGTCAACACCGTCGCCGTTGATGAACGCGGCGGCCTCGGCCCGGATGAAACGGGTCGCAATCTTGCCCGCAAGCCACCCCTCGACATCAAAGGCACTGTCGTCCAGCAGCCGCTGGCTGGCCTTCGGCATCGCCGACAGCTCGTGCAGCTTGATCGAAATACGCTCGATGGCCGGGGTCGATGTCTCGGCCTGTGCCGCCGCTTCCGTTGCCCAGCCCGATCCAACCTCGGTGCGGTCGATCAGCACGTCAAACGACGACGCCTCGACCTGGACCACATTGGCCGCGGCCCGAAGCGACGAGGTCGACAACAGCAGCGACCGGATCGTGTCGGCCGTCTGCGGGTCCACCAGATAGCCGCCGTCAGCCGCCACCGCCGAGTTCAGCGCCTTGCCTTCCAGAACAAGGCCACGCAGGCCATCATCGTCGCCCGAACGCAGATAGGCATCAAAGGCCTTCTGATGGGGCGCATCCGCTTCGGCGGCGGCAGACAGGGCCGGACGGCCATAGGTCATGGTTTTTTGGTTCAGCATGGTCAGTCGCTCTTCCTGATGTTGCAGCGAATGTTGCACTTCGGTCTGAAATGCCTTGAGTTCATTCATAAATCCGGCCATGGCGGCTTTAAGTTCCGCCCCCGGATGCAGGGCCGTGGGCAAATCTTCCCCGGCCCGAGAGTTTCTCTCGGTCATCGTCACTCCTGGTCTTTGAACGAAAGCCGGGGCGTTACCGCTCGGCCAGTTGTCGGCGCGCGTCCTCGAACACCTGCGCCAGTTGCCGCCAGTGCCACTCGTCCTCAGACTTTGCCTGCACCCGCGCTTCGGGAAGCATCGGAAAGGTCACAAGCGACACTTCCCAAAGCTCCAACTCCGACAGAAGCCGTCGCCCCTTGCCGTCGCGTTCCGACTTCAGCGTGCGATAGCCGATCGACAAACCGTCGATCGCCCCCGCCGCCAGCAGGGCCGCGGCTTCGCGACCCCGTTCCACTTCGGTCAGGATGCGACCCTTCACCCACAGTCCGGTGGCATCCTCGCGGACCTCGTCCCACACGCCGATCGGCTGGGCCGGATCATGCTGCCACAGCATCTTGACCTTGGCCTTCTTGGCCGCAAGGCGGGCCAGGCTGGTGCGATAGGCCCCGGCCTGAACCACATCACCGCCCTGATCCTTCACGCCAAACAGGCTGGCATAGCCCTCTACCACCCGGCCATCGATGACCGTCAACCCTTGCTCCGGCCGCAGATATTTCCGCTCCGGCGCGCCAAAATCTTTCATCCCTTCACCTCATCGCCGCCTGAAGAATGGCCTCGGCCCCCTGCGCCAGCAGAAAGGCCGCAACCCCGTAAACGCCAAGCCAGATGCGCTTTTCCAAACGTTCCAGCACCGCATCGATCTGGCCAAGCCGATAGTCCAGCGCCGCCCAACGCTCCTCGGCCACGCGTTCATTCGCCTCGATCCGCGCCGCGGCGGCGTCAAAGCTGTCAAACAGGAACCGTGACCCCCCGGACGACTTGCGAATGGTCATGCGTCGTCCGTCACCGCCGGCAGACCCAGCAGACGCCGCTTTTCGGCCGTGGTCAGGAAGTCGGCAGCCCCCACGCGCGCCCATTGCTGATCCCGCTCGACGGCAAGCGCCGGGATCTGGTCCAGATCCACCTTCATCTCGACCATGTCAGCGCCGAAACCGGCCAGCCAATGGCTGACATCCGCCATGACCTTCGACGCCAGCGGCAGCACCGTCAGACGGTAGAACGCCCGGTTCGCCTCCTGATAATTGGCGTAAGTCGCATCCCCCGGGATCCCCAGCAGCATGGGTGGAATGCCAAAGGCAATCGCGATCTCGCGCGCAGCAGCCTCCTTGGTCTTTTGAAACTCCATGTCGCTGGGGGAAAAGCCCATCTGTTTCCAGTCCAGCCCCCCCTCCAGCAGCATGGGCCGCCCGGCATTGCGGGCCCCCTGATGGTTCGCCTCGATCTCTCCCACCAGGCGGTCGTATTGATCGGCCGACAAGGTGCCCTGCCCGTCGACGCCTTTGTAAACAATCGCCCCCGAAGGCCGCGCTGCATTGTCGAGCAGGGCCTTGGACCACGCGCTTGCCGCATTGTGCACATCCACCGCCACCGCCGCCGCCTGCATGGGCGACAGGCCATAATGATCGTCGGCCGGATGAAAGGCTTTCAGATGGCAAATCGGCTTCACCGCGCCCCGCATGTCAAAACGGTGCGATCGTCCGCCCACGGTATAATCATAAGCCACCGGCCAGCCATCCGCGCCCGGCACAAGGCTCATCCTCTCGGGCCGCAGGACATGCAGCTCCCCGGGCAAGGCCGCGGCCCCCGGCACCGCCTCGACATAGGCATTGCCGCTCAACAGGAAATGACCATAGACCGCTTCCAGAAATTCGGCCCGCCCTTGCGCGCCATTCGGACGGCTGACAAGCGACAGCAGCGGGTGGCTGTCATAGCGCCGCTCGGCATCCTGACAAACAAGCGGCAGCGCCGCCGCCGCCTCTGCAATCAGCTTGACCGCCCGAAACCCGACCGGGTTCGCCAGAAACCCCGCCCGGGTCAGCGATCCGGCGTCGCGTGGGCTCCACTTGACCCGGCCGGATGTGCCCCAAGCCACCACCCGTCCCGTCGCACTCGCCTTTGTCTGCGTGACAGCAGAGGGCGCGGGCGAACCCTCGCCCCGCCGCATAAAGTTGAACATCATCTTTCCCGATCTCCGTTCCGCAAGAGAGTGCTTCCCCTGCGCGTTTGCATGGGCCCTTAAACCGCCCGGATACGCGGATCACCGCGATAGGATTTCGCGGGCTCGATCATCGCTTCATGCAGCGCCCAAACCAACGCATCCACCCGATCGGGGCTGCCCTGCCCCTTGAACCCGTCCCGCGTCATCAGGCACATCTGATCTTCAAGTTTGCGCAAGGCACCGCGGTGCACGATCCGCCCTTGCTCATAAAGCGCGGCGACAGGCTCGGCCCGCAGCGCCTTGCCCTGCCGTGCATTCACCGCCTTGTAGGCGATCAAGGCTCCCTCGTTGCGGATCATGGTTTCCACCATGTCGCCGCCCTGATTGACCTCGGCGACCATCCGGTCCGCATCGTGCCGCTCATAGGCCGCCACGGCCGCGCGGGCCCACTCACTTGGCCCGCCACTCACACTGGCGTCCTCAAGCACGACCGCCCGCCAATTGCGCGGGTTGCCCTCGGTGTTGACCCCGACCACAACGATGCCACATTCATCCGACGTTTTCTTGCTGGTAACAGGCGGGTCAACCGCCACAACGATCCGCGTCAATCGCTCCGGCTCCGCCGCCCGCGCCGCGTCAAGCATCTCCATCGTCCAAAGCGTCCCGTCCAGATCCTCGATCAGCTCTCCCTCAAGCTCCTGCCGCCCCAGCCTTTGCCCACCATACCGGCTTTGCACTTCCTCAAGGAAAGACTTGGCAAGATGGGCGCGGTTTGCGTCGGTCGGGGCATGGGTCATCACGGTTGACGGGTTCTTCAGGATCGCCTTCAACACCGGAATGCTTTGCGGGGTTGTCGTCACCACCTGTTGCGGATTCGGCCCCAAGCGAAGGGCGAACTGCAACTGGTCCCAGGTTTCCTGGGCCTTCTTCCACTTGGCCAATTCGTCAACCCAAGCCGCGTCAAACTGCGGCCCCCGCAAACTGTCGGGATCATGCGCCGAAAACAGCTGCGCCGTCGCCCCGTTCGGCCAGGTCAGCATCCGGCGCGAGCCGTTCCACTCCGGCCGCCGGTCGGGTGGAGAGCAAGCCAGAATACCGCTCTCGCCAAACACCATGACCTCCCGCGCCTGATCCAGTGTCTCGGCGACCAAGGCCACCCGGCTTGCCCGGCCGGGGTCCGAGGGGCGCGCGCCTTCCACCTGCGCCCGCACCCACTCGGCCCCGGCCCGCGTCTTGCCTGCACCGCGCCCCCCCATGATGACCCAGCTTTTCCAGGCTCCCTCGGGTGGCATCTGATGCGGCAAAGCCCAGAATTCGAACATCCAGGGCAAGGCCAGCAGCGCCTCGTTCGACAACCCGCTCAGAAAGGCATCAATGACCTCCGGCGTCGCGGAGGAGAGCCAGACGCCTCCCGATTTCATCACGCGCTGCGGAAAAGTCGAGCTCGCCGGCTCCGACAGCCCCGGCAACAGATTTGCGGAGTTTGTCAACTTTGTTCCTCTCATCCATGTAAAGCCGGATAAAACTCGTCAGATTGTCCGTGACCTTCTTGGCCTCGGCCAACTGATCGAAGCGCCCGGCTTCAACGTCTTCAATCACATGCTGTAGCCTGAGAACGGCCCGCTCCAATTGCCTCTCGGCAACCCACAACAGGTCTCTCGGCGCTTCTGTCTGGTCCGCTTCTGTTGCAGTGAAGTTGATTGTCATGCTCTTGCTGCACCCGCCTCGCTTGCCCTCCGGACGAGCAAAATGAAAAAGAGCGGTCAGGGGTCTTACCCCGCCGCTCTCGACACTTCTTCTAGCATGTCACAAGTGATACTTTGGACCGCGCGCCAAGTCAAGCGAAAAACCAAGCGATATCAGAGTCTTGCGGGACGCGCTGTTAAGACCTTGTTAACCGCGCCGCCGCCCGCCTACTCGCTCTGCACGCCGGTCTGACCCTCTTGCCCGCGCTGCCGCTCGATCTCGCGCCAGCGCGCCACATTGGCGTTATGTTCTTCCAGCGTGACCGCAAAGGCATGGCCGCCGGTGCCATCGGCCACGAAGAAGATGTAATCCGTGGTGTCCGGGTTCAGCGCCGCCTCGATGCTCAACCGCCCGGGATTGGCAATCGGCGTCGGCGGCAATCCATCAATGACATAGGTGTTGTAGGGCGTCTCGCGCCGCAATTCGCTTTGCCGGATGCCACGGCCCAGAACGCCTTGCCCGTTGGTGATGCCGTAAATCACCGTCGGGTCGGTCTGCAAACGCATCCCGCGTTCAAGTCGGTTGACAAAAACGCTGGCCACCTGCGGGCGTTCATCGGCCACCCCGGTTTCCTTTTCCACGATCGACGCCATTATCAGCGCCTCCTGCGGCGTATCATAGGGCAGCCCGCTTGCCCTGCTCGCCCAAAGCGCGTCAAGAATACGGGTCTGCGCCTCTTGCATCCGCGCCACCAATGCGGCGCGATCAGACCCCTTTTCCACCTCATAGCTGTCGGGGGCCAAGCTCCCCTCGGGCGGTAGGTCAACGATCTCCCCGGTCAGGAAATCGGCCCGTTTCAGCGCCTCTACCACCTGCCAGCTGGTCACGCCTTCGGCCAAAGTGACCCGAAACCGCAGGTCGGTCTCCTCCACCACATCAACATAGGCCTGCGGCAAGGCATCCACCGCCGGATCGAATTTGACCACCTCGACATAGCGGTTCGTGGCCGCATCCAACTCGCGCAGCACCACATCCGCACTGTTCACGCCGATCCGGAAATTGACCTCGCGCCCGCAGGTGGATTGGCCACCCTCGGTCAAGGCGCCAAGCACATCCACCATCGATGCACCGGGCGGGATCAGATAGCTGCCGAATTTCAACAATTGCGCCTTGTCGGAATAATCCGCGCCGATCCGAAAGATCCGCGCATCCGAAACGGCGCCCTGCTCCTCAAGCGCCCGGCTCACCGCACTCAACGATGCCCCCCGGTCCACCCGGAAACAGATCGCCTCGGTCAAGGGCCCTGGCCCGCGAAACGCCTCACGTCCCCAGGCAAGCAAGCCCGCCGCCACAACCAGCAGCACGATGAACAGCGTCAGCGCATTCGAGGCGATGGAGCGCCACATGTCTCAGCGCACCTTGCCGACGACAAGGCTGGCATTGGTGCCGCCAAATCCAAAGGAATTGGACAGTGCGATGTCGATCTTGCGTTTCACGGCCTTGTTTGGCGCCAGGTCCAGCTTCGGCGCCACGGCCGGGGTATCAAGGTTGATCGTCGGCGGCGCGATCTGGTCGCGGATCGCCAGAATGCAG